AATATTCAAACTGTAGGTGATTTTACATTCGGTTCAGGAGATGAAGATAATGTATCATTTGCTGCTAATGTAAACAGTGATATTATCCCCAATCAAACAGATACAAGCAGTTTAGGATCAGAATCTAAACGATGGTTAGATCTCTATACTAGTCTAGTAAATGGCGAAGCTATTGAATTAGACGAACTAGTTGTAGGAGATGGTGAATCGAGTTTAGCACGTAGACAAGGTAATACATTTTATGTTAGTACACTCGGTAGCGATACTAATGTCGGCGATCATCAACACGGCGCATTTCGTACACTAAAACATGCACTTACACAAGTAGACGGAAGTACTTCTGGACCAACTGTAATACATGTATACCCCGGAGTGTATGAAGAAGAATTTCCTTTAACTGTTCCGTCACATGTAGACATAGTTGGCGAAGACATAAGAAATGTTGTTATCAAACCAACAGTTGCTACACAAAATAATAGTGTATTTTATTTAGAAGATGATGTTACTATTGAAAATTTAACTGTTAAAGACTTTTATACAGGCTATGCATTTCAATTTACATCAGGAGGGCTAGTAAATACACGTTCACCATATATTAGAAACGTGACTGTAATTACAAAAGGCAGTGTTACAAGTGCAGACGACCCAAGAGGATTTTCACAAGGCGATGCAGGTAAAGGCGCACTAATAGATGGCGCTGCATTAGATAGTTCTAGTCTAGAAGCAAGTATGCTGTTCCACAGTTGTACGTTTATAACACCTGGCGTCGACACTATTACAATGACAAATGGTGTAAGAATAGAATGGCTAAACAGCTTTACATATTTTGCTAACCGTGGACTATATGCAACACAAGGCGCAAGTGGTAAACTAATGCCAGATGCATCAATACGATACGGTGCAGAAATACGTTCAATTGGATCAGCAAACGTTTACGGAAACTACGGTGCAGTAGCTGACGGCGCAAATACACTAATGTATCTAATTAGTCATAACTTTGCTTATATTGGTACAGGCAAAGACGCAAGTAATGATAACACACTTGCTACTGAAAGTCAAGAAGTATTAGAATTAAATTCTGGAACAGTTGTTTACACAAGTACAGATCAAAAAGGTAAATTTAAAGTAGGCGACAGCTTTTTCGTAGATTTTGAAACTGGTGAAACAAGCATTGATGCAAATGAAGTAGACTTTAGTGGTATTGGTAATATTACTGTAAACAACGGAGTTGAAACAACTTATATAGACGGCGAAAGAGTTGATACTGGTAATATAAGATTTACTGGCAATACTGTTACTACGCTCGATGGAGATTTAAATCTAAGCCCACAAACTGAACTATTTAATACTGATAATAATGCAAGTTTGATAATTAGTAGAGGTACTGATCTTCAAAGAAATAATGAAACTGCTGATATCAGATATAATACAGAAACGGATTTGTACGAGGGATACAGTTCGGGTAATTTAAGCTTTGGCGGAATATATAGTTCTGATAGATCCGACGGTATAGACGCACACGATATTAATAATACAATAGTATTAACTGTAGGCGGAACTCAAATAGGTTCTATTGATAATAATAGTACTAATTTACACGGCTTGTCTACTGGTGATGTGTTATTTGACAATAACTTAATTACAACAACTTTATCTAATTCAGATTTAGAACTTAGAAGAGCAACTGCTACAAATGTAGTTGATATTTTTGATATAGAAATAAAAGAAAATAATTTTTCGAATTCAAGTAATAATCTTTTCACTCTTGCAACCACTGGATTAGGATTTGTAAAATTTAGTGGTACTACAGGACTAGTTATTCCGTCTGGATTAGAATCAGAACAATCAATTGCACCACTAGCAGGCGAAACTAGATATAATACAGAGCAAGCATATCTTGAAACTTGGAATGGCGAATCATGGCAGAGAAGCGCCGGCGAAGGCGAAGAAGTTACTGACGAAGTTCTTAAAGAATTAGTTGATATTTACACCCTTGTACTAGGATAATTTCAAAAAACGATAAATACTATTAATGCAGTACAGCGACCATTGTATTGCACTATCAAACTGTGGTTAACCAGCAAAGAGTCGTGAGACTGAGAATTCGGCTAGAGGGACAGGATCCCCGTATTGAGGAGAAGAGATGGCTATCGGTCGCATAAGTGGTCCGCTCTTAAAGGCAAACTTACTTCGTGAGGGAGTAAACTTAGCTTTTGAGAACGACTTACTATATCTAGATGTTAATAACAGCCGCATCGGTATTAACAATGCGTCACCTCAATACGATTTAGATATAATCGGAACAACTAGAGCACCTGCACTTGAAGTTAGCACACTTGCTAACATCGGTGATGTAAATATCACAGGTACAACAATTTCAACAAATCAGCCTACACTTACATTAGGTGCAGCTGATAATGTAATCTATCAAAATCGCTTAACAATCGACAGTTTAGATTTAGAAAACAATGTTATCAGTTCAAACGAAACTAATGCAAACATAGAGTTTTCGCCTAACGGCACCGGTACTGTAGAAATATTTGCAGACACAAATGTGACTGGTAATGTGTTTGCAACTGGTTCAATTACAGCAGATGGTAATATCACTATTGGTGATGCCGACACAGATAATATTACATTTAACGCAGAAATTAATTCAGATATTATACCCGATGCAACAAATACATACTCATTGGGAAGTGACCCTGCACTGGGAGGTTCTCAGTGGTCTGATGTGTTTACTCAAACACTAACTGCCGGAACAGTAAGAACAACTGCAATTACAGTAGACGGTGTAGATATTGCATTGCGCCAAGGAAATATCTATTATGTTGCTGAAAACGGTAGTGACAGTTACACAGGTGATCATCCTAATGATCCGTATGGCTCGTTAAAGTTTGCACTAACACAAGCAACCAGCGGCGACACAATACACATTTATCCAGGCGTATATCAAGAAGCATTTCCAATGACAGTGCCAGTGGGTGTAACTGTTAAAGGACACAGCCTCCGCGGAGTTAATATTACTCCAACACCTGCTACACAAAGCAATGATGCATTCTTGCTCAACGGCGGTGCAACAATAGAAGATTTAACTATTTCAGGATTCTACACAGGATATGCATTTAAGTTTGCTCCTGGCTTTACAGTATCAGGAAACAACCGTTCACCTTACATAAGAAACATCAGTGTTATTACTCAAGGCAGCGTTTCAAGCGCAGCAGACCCGAGAGGTTTTGACGAGGGTGATGCAGGGCGCGGAGCGTACATAGACGGCGCTGTAGCAGCCGCTACAAGCTTGGAAGCGACTATGCTGTTCCATAGTGTCACATTTATTACACCCGGCGTAGACGCTATTACAATTACTAACGGCGCTAGAGTAGAATGGCTTAACAGCTTTACATACTTTGCTAATCGTGGCATATATGGTGTAGACGGAGCAACAGGTTTACGTGGTACAGGTAAGACAGCAGTTAGAGTAGATGACTTAACAGGTACTATCGTAGACGGAAACACCTTTACATACTACGATACAGATGGAACTACTGTTCTTGCAACAGGTACTATTAACGGTGTAGATGCAGATGGTAAGTTTTATGTAGACGGAAATCTAACAGGTCTAGAAACTGCTGGCGAACGCGGCGGCAAGATTATAACCAAGTACGGAACTCCTACTACAGACACAACTGTTAAAAAGTTTGGCACAAGTAGTTTAGAACTCAATGGAACTACTGATTATCTAGGTGTAGTAAGCAACAACGACTTTGGGTTTGGCACTGGTGATTATACTGTTGAAGGATGGTTTTATTTTAATAGCGTAGCTGCTACAACAAATTTATTTGATTTTAGAGCAGGTGCAGGATCAGATGTTGCACCAGTAGTTTATATTGATGCCGGCGGCGAATTACGCTTTTACTCATATAGTGCAGATAGAATTACAGGCACAACATTAGTAGCAGATACATGGTATCATATTGCAATTAGTCGTAGTGGTAATGATACTAAACTATTTTTAAATGGTTCTCTAGAAGGAACGTGGACTGTAGCAGCAACAGATTACGATGTTGCAAAGCCTCTCATAATCGGAGCACGTTGGGATGCTGCAAACAAACTAGACGGTTATATAGATGAGTTTAGAGTTACAAAAGGATTAGCACGATATACTAGTGCATTTGTAGAACCAAGTTCAGAATTTGCAAGTGACACTGATACAAAACTATTATTACATTTTAATAATGCAGTTGACGGTGCAAACACTATTGTAGACGATACACTTAATTCACAAGATTTAAGATTTAGTAATGGTGCAACTGCTAGCTTTGTTACTCTTGCAGATCAAACAGAATTTGGTGCAGAAGTACGTGCAATTGCAAGTGCTTGTGTATACGGCAACTACGGTATTGTAGGAGACGGTCCAGGTGTACTAATGTATTTGATTAGTCAAAACTTAGCGTACATCGGTGTAGGTAAAGAAACTGACAACGACGAAACTAGTGTAATACAAGCAAACGAAGTAGTCGAAACAAACAATGCACAAATAAGATACAGTAGTGTAGATCACAAAGGTGACTTTAGAGTTGGTGATTTATTTTATGTAAATCAAGAAGACGGCACTGTAGACTTCAGTAGTTCAACATTTAACATTAATACATCTGCTGGTATTACAATTACTACAGGCGGAAGTCAAACTACTATTACTGGTGATAAAATTGATACTGGTAATTTAAGAATTAGTGGCAATACTATTCAAAGTTTGAGTGGAGATATCAATTTAGACGCAGATAGCGGCACAGTTAGAATTAATTCAACAAGTGCGCTACAATTGCCTAAAGGTGATACAGCAAGTCGTCCAACACCTGCAACTGGTATGATTCGTTATAATACTGATACAGCATTGTATGAAGGCTATGACGGCAACTGGATAGCACTTAACGGTGTTTACGATTTAGATTTAGACACACGTATTACAGCAGAACTTACTCCGGGTGCAAACGATGGTGTAATTAGATTTTATATCCAAGACAGTGTAGTTACAACTATTGATGCAGACAAATTATCAACACCTAGAATTGAAGTAGACGATATAAGTATTGATGGCAATGTTATTACAACAGAAACATCAAATACAGATTTAACTTTTAGTGCAAACGGCACAGGGTCAGTTGTAATTGACAATCTTGCATTTAAAGATTCAACTATAACTAATACCGAAGTTGATGGAATTTTTAATTTTGAGCAACAAGGTAGCGGCTACTTTAAAATTGAAGGTACAAACGGATTTGTTGTTCCGGTAGGAGATAATGTACAGCGACCAGCAGCAGCATACCGAGAAACTGGAATGGTTCGCTATAATACAGAACAAAGATATTTAGAAATATGGGACGGATTTAGCTGGGTATCTGTCGCTGGCGCAACAGGTTCAATTAGTGTAACCGCAGCAGAAGACTTAGCAATAGAATACGCATTAACATTAGGATAAACGAAGATGGCAACGCAATTTAAAAATAAAGTAGTAAAAGACATAGGCAGTGTTCCAATACTTGCATTAGAAACAGATGCTGCTACAAGATCAACTATAATTGGATTAACTTTAACTAATTTACAAGATTTTATAGTTTATGCTAGTTTATTAGTGCATGATGATACTAGTGTAGAAGGTTACTTTATGAAAGATACAATAATCCCTCCAAATAGTAGTTTACATGCGCTATCAGCAGGCGAAAAACTAATACTTGCTCCTACAAATCAGCTATATATAGTAGCCGACCAAAATGATGCATTAGACGCAGTTATAAGTTACGTAGATATTGTATAAGGAATAAAGATATGTCAAATTACACAGGAATGTCACCAGAAAAAATGATGGGATCAGTACCCAACAGATTCTTTTACGGTTTACGTAGAACAGATAACGGTGAATTATTTTTATCAAAAGCTGATCAAATGAAGACAACTGATGATCATACAGTTACAATTAATAAGCCGGGTGATCCTGCAAATAACTTTCCTAATTTTGAGCAAGGGCAAGATTTTTACGAAGGTAGAGATATTAATCATAATATAGTTTATGAAAATTTAAATTACGAGCAACTGCGTTGGGATGAAAGAAATATTTCCTATTATGTAGATGAGGATGGTGAATTAGTAGCAAGAATTAATCATACGTTTACATATGACAACAATTCAAGTACAGACGGTCTTGTAGAATACAACAAAAACGACTATGATGTTAGTGTTGCAAGCGGTACTAACAGTTATGGTACTGGTAACAAGTATTATATCGAAAGACACGATGGCGCAAGTCCAACTCTTAACTTAATAGAAGGTGAGACATATATCTTTAGACAAGACGATAGTTCAAATGCTACACATCAATTGTTGTTTTCAACAACTCCAAACGGAACTTGGGCCGGCGGCGTAGAATATACTACAGGTGTAACTAAAGAAGGTACAGCAGGAACTCCGGGTTCTTATACACAAATAACAGTAGCAGCAAGTGCCCCTGTTTTATACTATTACTGTATAAATCATAGTGGCATGGGCGGTCGAGTAAATACAATTACATAATTAGTGAACAGGAAAGATAATGGCAGATTTTTTATTAGATAGAATTAGATTTAAATGGAAGGCCGGATGGGTATCTGGCACTGTATACGCTAAGGACGATGTAATTTATTACAGAGGTCGAGTTTATGTTTGTATGGTTGGACACACAGCTGGAGCTGATATAAGAACTGACATTTCTAAATGGGAATTAATGTTTGAAGGTCAAGAATGGCGCGGCGTTTGGACTGCAAATTCTAATTATGGTATCGGCAATATTGTAAAATATAATGGTTATATTTATAGATGCGTATCTAATCATACCAGCGTTTTATTAGATAATCTAGGGTTACCTAACGACTTGGCACATTGGACATTGATAGCTACTACGTACGATTGGAAAAATGCATGGTCTACTAGTTATAATTATAATTTAGGCGATGTAGTTAGATACAATGGTATTGTTTATATTTGTTCAACTACACATACTAGTGCAATTTCTACAGATTTAGGTTTAGAAGCAGATCAATCTAGTTGGACTACAGTAGTTACTTCCGACTACTGGGCAACAGATTGGGCAATAGAAACAAGATATGTAGTAGACGATGTTGTGCGCTATGGCGGCACTGTTTATAGATGTATTGAAGGTCACACTAGTGCTGCTACGCTAGCAGTAGGTCTAGAAACTGATCAATCTAAATGGGAAGCAATATTATCAGGATTGGAGTATAAAACAGACTGGGCACCGGGTGTAAAGTACAAAGTAAACGATATTGTTAAAGTTGATTCTTCTCTTTACATGTGTATATCGGCCCACACTTCGACTACATTTACTTCTGATAATTTAACCAACTGGCAAATCTGGATTCCAGGAATTGGATACGAAGATCCTTGGCTATCTAATGTAGAATACGATAAGGGTGATGTTGTTTTATATGGCGGGTATACATATGTTGCATTAGTAAGAAATTTAAATTCAACACCGTCGTCAACAGGATTTCAAAAAGGCGTAGGAAATTGGGATTTAATTAATTCTAATTATAAAATTACAGGACAGTGGAATGAAGCCACTAACTACAAAACAGGAGATGTTGTTAGACACGGCGGCAGCTTGTATTCAGCAATAACTGACTCGATAGCTGCACATCCGGATAGTAGTTTATCTTGGGGTGTAGTAATACCAGGATCTAAATTTAGAGCAGAATGGCAAGATAACGAAGTTTACTACCCCGGAGAAATTGTTACATATTTAGGTACTCCTTATACATGTATACTACGACACACATCGCTGGCGTCGGATAGCAGACCTGACTTAGATCAAGATTTGGACCAAGAAAATTATTGGGAATATGTATCCAAAGGCAGTGTAAACAATGTGTTGGCCGAAGCTGGTGATATGAGAGTTTATAATTCAGAAATATCTAGATTAGGAATCGGTCTTCCGGGTCAAGTAACTAAAGTGGTTTCTAATCTTCCTACGTTTAGTAATTTCGGCGTAACTGAAAAAGTATATTTTGTGAGTACACAAGGATCAGACGATGTAGGCTTTGGATTTACTGCTAACGCACCATTTAGAACAGTTAAACACGCCTGTGATTACATTCTTGAAGATATTAATGGGCGTGCTCCTGCAACAATATATATTACAACTGGTATATATGAAGAGATACTTCCCATTTCTGTTCCTGTGGATGTGGCATTGGTAGGAGATGAACTTAGAAGCACAGTAATACAACCGGCTGCCGGATACGAAGGCGAAGATATGTTTTATGTTAGAAACGGAAGCGGAATTAGAAATATGACACTTCAGGGATTAACAGGAATATTAGGCAGTCCGAATTCTTATTTAACACAGCGTCCAATTTCGGGTGCATTCGTAAGCCTAGATCCAGGCACAGGCCCGACAGATACTAGTGTACATATTATAAATAAATCTCCTTATATACAAAACGTAACTACATTTGGAACAGCATGTGTAGGACTAAAAGTAGATGGTGCTCTGCACAACAGTGGCAATAGATCTATTGTTGCCAACGATTTTACTCAAGTAATTGATGATGGTATTGGAGCCTGGATAACAAACGAAGGTCTATCAGAACTTGTTAGTGTGTTTACATATTTTAATTATATTGGTTACTTGTCTGAAAACGGCGGCAAAATGAGAGCCACAAACGGAAATAATTCATACGGAACTTATGGATCAGTAGCTGAAGGTGTTACAGCAGGCGAAGATCCAATTTTTGCTACTATAAATAATCAAAGTAAAGAAGCTGAAGTAGGCATAGTTCATAATAACGGTAATGAGATTATGGCAATAGCTTATTCAAATGCTGGACAATCTTATTCAAGTGCTACAGTTACAGTCGCAGGATCAGGTGCCAACGCAAGTTTAACAATGAGCGATTTTAGAAATGGCGCAGTAAGTAATGTAAGAGTTGCAACATTAGGAGATAGTAGTATTCCAGGAGGATTAAACTACACAAATATTGCTGCTGGAGCACAAACAGGCGATACTACAAGTATAACACTTGATAATGGAGATCTACAAACAGATGCAGCAAAATATCAAGGACAATTTATTTTTATTACGGGCGGCGCAGGCATAGGCCAATATGGCGTTATAGATACATATACCCCTGGCACAAAAGTAGCTACTATTGTAAAACATAGCGATGGTACAGCAGGCTGGGATAGAATCAGTAGCAACTATGCAATTGCTAGTGAATTAAATTTAACAACACGTTATAAAATTGAACCTAGACTAGTATTTGATGCACCTGCTTCAGGAACACGAGCATGGGGTAGAGCTATTATAGAAAATAGTAGAATATCAGGTGTAAATATTTATGATCCTGGCTCAGGGTATACATCGGCTCCTAATATTACTGTAACTGATAACGAAGCAACTACCAACGCACAGTTTGATGTTTTTGTAAACGATGGAGTGTTAGGATTGCCTACCTTTGCAAATCGTGGTATAGGTTATATTAGATCAACTGCTACCATTACTGGAAACGGCTTTGCTGACAATTATCAAACTGGCGTAGATCTTAAAATTACTGGGTTAACTAGATTGCCTGGTCCGGGAGATAACGTTTCTATTAATGGCATCGACTCTTTAATTTATAAACTTACTAGAGTTACAGATATAACAGGATCAGAACCAAATTTAAGTGCAACTATCAGATTATATCCTAGTATTGGCGAAGACGAATCTCCTGCACATAACAGTTCGATTACTATTAGACAAGACTATAGTCAGGTAAGATTAACAGGACACGACTTCTTAGATATTGGCTCAGGAAACGTATCTAGTACAAGATATCCACAGCTATACTTGGACGGTATAAGTAGTGAAAATAAACCTCAACAACAAAGTGAAGTTATAGAAAACGGCGGCGGCAGAGTATTCTATACAAGTACTGACCAAGATGGTAACTTCCGTGTTGGTGAACTATTTGAAGTTGAGCAATCAACAGGCATTGTTACTATTGATGCTTCGCAGTTTGATTTAACAGGGCTTACACAAATTAGTCTAGGCGGTATACAAGTTGGAGGTAGTGCAGTAGTAGTAAATGAGTTTAGTAAAGACGGCACATTTGTTGCAAACAGTAATAATATTGTACCTACACAGGCTGCTATTATAAAATATTTAACTAGTAGAATTGCAGGCGGTAGTTCAAATGCTACAACTAATAAATTAACTGCTGGTCAAATTACTGTAGATTTAAGTAATATTAGTTCAAATGGAACTGAAATAAATATTCCTACTCCTGTGAATTTAACAGGCGGGATCGCCGGCGGCGACATGTTAGCAATGCAATTGTTTGCACATCGATCAAAAAGATAAATATATAAAATAGAGCGGAGTTTTTAAATGGCTGAATTTAAATTAGGTAGAATTAGATTTATATGGAAAGGTGCTTGGACAGGCACCACTGTATACTATAAAGATGACATAGTAAAGCATGGTGGCAATACCTTTGTATGTACAATAGGACATACAAGTACAAGTAACTTTGATACTGACTTCGCTACATATTGGGATAAAGTTTCCGATGGTCAAGAATGGAAAGGCGATTGGACAGACGCTACCGTTTATAAAATAAACGATATTGTAAAGTACGGTGGTTATTTGTATGTTGCAAACACAGCACACACAGCTAATACATTACTTGAAAACGATCAGTCTAAATGGGATTTATATGCTGAAGGGTTTGATTGGAAAAACACATGGGCAACAGGTACTCATTATAAAGTAAACGATATTGCAAAATATAATGGTATAACTTATCTATGTATTACAGCGCATACCAGTGCTGCATCAGATGCATTAGGTTTAGAAGCAGATCAAGCTAACTGGCAGAAATTTACAGACGGTCTGCAATGGCAGGGCGACTGGGCTATTGATACTAGATATCGTGTAAACGATGTTGTCAAGTATGGCGGACAACTTTATGTTGTTAATACAGGTCACACTAGTGCTGCAACAGACACATTAGGACTAGAAGCAGATCAGGCTAAGTTTGATTATATGCACAAAGGCATCGAGTACAAAGGAACGTATGCTGTCGGTACACGCTATAAAGTAAACGATGTTGTTAAATCAAGTGGCGGCCTTTGGATATGTGTAACTCCGTACACTGGTCGAGACAGAATTAGTCAAGACCAAGCAAATTGGGCAGAATTTGTAGAAGGTTTAGAATTTGAAGATAGCTGGAACCCGACAACAAATTATGAAACAGGCGACATTGTAACCTACGGAGGCTACTCGTATGTTGCTATTACAAATAATGTAGGATTGCGTCCTATTGACAACGACACTGATTGGGATCTATTTAATACAGGGTTTCGTTTCGTTGGCGATTGGGGCGACGATAGCTCATCACAAGATTACCTTATAGGCGATGTAATACGTCACAGTGGATTTACTTATGTAGCTATAGCTGATAGCAACAATCAAGAACCGCCTAATGCAACTTATTGGGAAAAACTTAATGAAGGATTTAAGTGGAAAAACACTTGGTCAGATGCAACCGAATACGATCTAGGCGATGTTGTTAGTTATAACAGTAACTCATATGTTGCTGTTGCAAAACACACATCAGACGAAACAGTTGTCCAAAACAGACCAGACCAAGACACAGATGGATCTGAATGGAATCTAATGGCCGGCGGGCCTGAAAACAATGTAATGACTACAGATGGTGATTTAGTTTACTATAGTGGTGCAGGTCCAGCAAGATTACCAGTTGGACAACTTGGACAAATTTTACGTGTAAATTCTGCAGGTGATGCTCCTGAATGGGGTTTTTATGGTGCTATTAACAATGTTGTGTATGTTGATGTAAACGGAACAGATGGCGCAGCACCTAGCTTCGGCACAACAATTGATAGACCGTTTAAAACTATTAAACATGCTGCTTACAATATTGAAAATGGATATATGCGAGCTAATGCACGTAAGTTAATTGAATTAAATGCTGCATTTATACAAGATGAAACTGTAGAGTGGATTGATGCGCAAGTAATAGCAAACGCAGGAACACCATTTACTAATTCTTTCACTTATGACAAAGCAGCATGGAGAGTTTATTTTGGACGACTAATAACTGCATTATTGTATGATTTAGGACACAGCGGCAACGAAGAATCTCGTAAACTAACACTAGCAATTTTTAATGCAGGCGATATCACAGGCAAAACAGCTGAGTTTGTTGCGGCAACAGAATACGCAGAAACAGTTATAGATGCAATTATTAGTAATGTTGCTCCAGTAGCAACATTCGGCGCATTGACAAGACATACTGATTCAACACTTACAGAAGAAGCAGATGCCCAAGGCATTATTAATAATCTTATAGACATACTTACAGCCGCAGTAACAGCAGGAGTAGATACAAATGTTCCTGCAGAAGTACAACCACAAAATACTATTTTTGTAAAAACTGGACAGTTTCTTGAAGTGTGTCCGATTGTAATTCCAAAAAATACAGCACTTGTCGGCGACGAACTGCGTTCTACTAAAATTAGTCCAGCAGGTGGACTAGTAGCGGGCTCGGACGTAGCATATAGCTTAGACGGCATATCTAGATTACAAGCAATTATAAGCGATGCTGTAACAGCGCCGGGCAATATTACTAAAACTACAGGCAATGCATTAGACCCCGTTACAACCCACGTAGTTGGATCAGCTGCTGCTGGCACTGCTGCTGCTGGAATTGTGCAAGATATATATGATCATATTGATTTTGAAATTAATGCTACAGGAACTAAACCGACCTTAGCAGGAACAATGACTCCGTTAACTTCAACTGATTACACTTATGCAATTGAATCACTCGAAGCAAATAGAGAATTTTTAAAAGCAGAAGTATTAGCATACATTGCAGATACATATCCTTCTTATGTTTATAATGAAACTGCATGTGCTAGAGATGTCGATCGTTACATTAGTGCTACGCAATATGATTTAATTAATACCGGAAATTACAAAGCAATTAGAGCTGCACAAGCATATGTTGCATCTGTTCAAGGATCATTAGATAAAGATATGCTTTATCTACGCAATGGCGCTGGATTTAGAAATTGTACTGTTACCGGGTTAACAGGTTCACTAGGTGCAGCTAATGCAAATGGCACAAAACGCCCAACAGCAGGCGCTTACGTAAGTCTAGATCCTGGTTTCGGCACAACAGATGAACATGCATGGATTACCAATAAATCACCATACATACAAAACGTAACTACGTTTGGTACTGGGTGTGTTGGTCTAAAAGTAGACGGCGACTTACACGCTGGCGGCAACGATAGTATTGTTGCTAATGACTTTACACAGATTCTAAGTGATGGCATCGGCGTTTGGGTTACTAACTTAGGACGTTCAGAATTAGTTAGTGTGTTCTCGTATTACGGACACATTGGTTACTTATCAGAGAACGGCGGAAAAATTCGAGCAACAAACGGCAACTCCTCATACGGTGACTTTGGTACTGTCGCTGAAGGCATTGATAGCACAGAAACTGCTATAACCGCAACAGTAAATAATTATTCGTCTGAAGCAAATGTTTCTACTGTATTAACTGACGGTAATAATATTCTTACTCTTGAATATGCAAATGCTGGTGTTAACTATACATCAGGTGCCACAACCATAACTCCAACAGGCGAAGGCTTTGGAGCAACAGTAGGAACAGTTAATGTTAACAATGGCGGTGTATACGAAGTTAGACTAACTGATCCGTCAAATAACTTTGGTGGAGATGGATTTATAGACGGAACTAATACTGCCCAAATTGGTACTTCGACACAGATTACATTAAGTAACACTGATATTAGATCAAGTGCTCAATATGTAGGAATGGCTATATGGATCGTAAGTGGTACAGGCGCAGGACAATATGGTTACATTGATACTTACAATAGTGGTACAAAAATTGCAACTGTTAAAAAACAAAGCGACGACTCTGCAGGATGGGATCATGTTACAGGTGTTGCAATAGCAAGTGTTCTAGATGACACTACTGAATATTTAATTGAACCAAGAGTAACATTCAGCGGCGGCGGCGTAACTGCTTATGCTGATATTGCTAAAGCTCGTGCTAGAGTAAGCGACGAAAAGATTGTAGAAATTCGTATTTGGGATTCAGGCAATGGATACACAAGTGCGCCTACTATGACAGTTACTGATCCAAACAACACTGTAGAAGTTCCGCACTTAGTTAGAATTGGTGACGGAGTATTAGGTCAGCCAACGTGGACAAATAGAGGCACAAACTTTACAACAGCACAGGCTGAAGTATCTGGTGATGGATATGCAGACTTATACCAACCTGGAACAAATATAGTTGTAGCAGGATTGACAGCTATTCCGCAAGCTGGCTCAAATGTCGAAATAGCCGGAATAACAGGGACATTCTTTAAACTTGTTACTGTTAGAGATTTAGCAGGAACTGGACCGTATACTGCAAGACTACAAATATCTCCAGCAATTAGTATTACTGATGCTCCGGAACATAATGAAGGTGTAGAAATGCGCATTCGTTACAGTCAAGTACGCTTAACAGGACACGATTTCCTAGATATCGGTACTGGTAACTTTGCAAATACCAACTATCCAGGTGTTCCTTTGATAGATCCAGATCCGACCAAAGAAACAAATGACTTAGGTGGCGGTAGAGTATTCTATACAAGTACTGACCAAGACGGTAACTTTAGAGTTGGTGAGTTGTTTAGTATTGAACAAGCAACTGGTATTGCTACTCTTGATGCTGATGCTTTTAATATTAGCGGCTTGCAAGAACTGCAACTAGGTGCAATTAGTTTAGGTGGCACCAACGCCACAATTACAGAGTTTAGCGTAGATGGTACATTTACTGCTAATAGTGATAATATTGTCCCAACACAAAAAGCAATTAAAACTTATATACAGTCACAAATCGGCGGTGGTGCAGGCGAGTTGAATGTTAACCAACTTACTGCTGGTAATATAAGAATTAATAGTGATACTATTACTAACACACTTGGCGAAACGATAAATATAACTACTAGAACTAACTTTACAGGCGGTATCAAAGGTGATCCTGTTGCAATGAATATGTTCTTATCAAATTAACGGAGAAAGTAGAAAATGGCTACAGGAAAACTAGGCGCAAACGATTTAAGCGCAACAACATTAACTACAGTATATACCTGCCCCGCGGAAACGTATGCTGTAGTGTCGATAAATATATGCAATAGAGGATCGGCAACAACCGGTATCCGTATTGCAATTGCAGATGCGGCAACGCCTGGCGCAGCAGAATACATAGAGTATGATACAGAAGTATTTTCAAAAAATGTATTAGAGCGCACTGGTATAGTACTAGCAGCTACACAGCGTATTGTTGTTTATTCAACGCAAGCTAGTGTTAGTGCTGTAGTAGTAGGTATCGAAACCGCAGCATAAATACATATGAGAGGTTATTAAAAAATGGGAAGATATACAAGCAGCGCAACAGGTACAGCGTCAGATATGACAGCTGCATTTACAGCAACAAACAGTGTCGAAAATGCAGATGGATTTCTTACATCCTATGTAGCAAACAACATAACTTATTCAAGTATTACATATGTTGACGACACTGGAGCTAATGCTGATTATGGCGGCGCATACAAAAAAGTAGGTAGTTGGACTGAAACTAATAACCTTACTAACGAAACACAAACAATTACAGTAAACTATGATGCTACGACCGGCGAAGTATCAAGTCTAAGCATAGTATAACAGGAGAATACAGTGGCAGATCCAGCAGTATATAACACAGTATTAAAAGAAACAAAAGCAATCCAAACTACTACGCAAGAAAAAGGCTTAGCCCTAGCGATAGCAGGACTTGCAGAGGAACCAGGCAATCCAGCTAATTGGAGCCTGATGCCGTTGTTAAGTAACCCTGCCGGGTGTTTGTGTGTTGTTAACACATCGACTAGATTCGGCTGTGGTGTAGGCTGCACATGGACAGTTCCGAGTGGAACTTCAAAGGTTCAATTCCAGTTATGGGGTCCAGGTGCATCGACTATGAACGGCATGTGTTGTGCAGGTTCGCCAACAGGCGCAACAGGAGCTTTTGCAACAGTAATTATCGACGCTAATCCAGGAGATAGTTATACATTATGTGCAGGTTGTGCAGCATGTTGTTACGGTTATTGTAGTCAAGGATATGCTGTTTGTGGAAGTAGTACTTATGTAAACGGACCTGGGCTTAGTGGTCTATGTGCAGAAAGTGGCCACTCTAGAATATCATGCGGTATGAAAGATTTACATGGTGGCAGTTATGGCCAATGTAGATTTAGAGGCGTAGGTTCTAGCGAACAGTCTGGTCCTTGTATTTGTGAAGGCGGCACTTGGTACTGCTTTGACAATAGTTGTGCATCATGCGGAGTAATACCATTCACAGGATCAGCAGATAATACCTTTGGAGGCACAGCTACATCAGGAACAGTTTACGGACTACCAGCAACATGGGGCGGCGGATGTTTTGACACTAACCACTACGGATATATGCAAGCACCTCCGGTGATTGGTCCATGTCACACAGCACAGCCAAATTCATGCTGCTGTTATGGATTTAGTAGTGGTAGTTGCTGTGGTGGTTGTCGCTGTAGAGCACAAGACGGCCACAGATGCTATCCTGGCGCAGGTGGAACGTACACTCACATGATGGGTGGATCAATGTACTGGTCAGGCGATTATGGTCGAGCAGGAATGGTAAGAGTAACTTGGTGTTAAAAGGAAAATAAATTATGGAAAAAACATTTACAGTAAACGTTCCAGACGATCTTTGGGTAGATAGCTGGACAGAAAATAAAACAACAGACTACACATACAATGGTCCATCGACTATTAATGTGCTAGTAAGTTTAACAGACGACTTTCCTATTGTTAGGTGGTCCGAAGACGACATTACAGTTGATGATGAAGATAAGCAACTAGTAGTAACTATTGATGCAGATACTGATACTGCTATTGCACATGCAATAGTAAATGCAGGTGCAGAGCATGAGTATACATATACTACTATTACAAATCATGATGATTCGACGCATGAAGAAATTAATAATCCTACAATAAATGATATTTACGAAGTGGTATATACACCAGCAAATGGATTTGAATTAGAACAGATTATTAAACAATCAGAAACTATGAATGAAAGAACAGCCAAAGAAAGATTAGCATATGTTGTAAAATACGACGAAGCTTACGATTTCGATGATGCAACTCAAACAGTTATTGATACATTTAAAACTAATATAGATAATTATTTAACAACAATGTCTACAGTTTATCCTTGGAGATATGTAACAATTGATGCAACTGTAATTCCAAAGATTCCTGCGTCATTAGTAGCAACGTTTAATACTTTGCCTGATATATCTTAAGGAGATTTAAATGAGTGACGTAATATTATATGCAGCAATTAAAGAAAGAGATCGGCTAAAAGCTGCTGACGGTGACGGTGCAGTTGCTATTGATTATAGTAAACCGACTCCTACTGGATATCCTTACCAAACAGGTGCCGCCGATGGAGCTGGCGAATTTAATACGTGTCCACAAATTGTTAAGGACTGGGTTACTAATCTAACTCCTTTAGTTTGTCCAGCACAAACATATGGCTTTAAAGTCTGTGGCAGTTGTTGGAGATGTGGCAACAATTGTAACCATAGTATTTGTTCAGGAGTATCGAATATTCAAGTGCAAATGTGGGGCCCAGGTGGCGGCACCAGTGGTAACTGCTGCTGTGGCGGATCACCATTTGGTCCAAGCGGCGCATATATGGTAATGCAGTTTTGCGTAAACCAAGGCGAAACATATTGTTTTTGCGCAGGTTGTGCATATTGCTGCTGGGGCGAGCAAACTACACCAGGAATTTGCGGAAACCCAACTTGGTTTAATTCAACATCCGGTATAAATGCATGTGCAGACAGTGGAATTAGTTGTTTCTGTTACTGGAACGAAGATTTAAAATCTAACACTTCGACCTGCGGACACAGAATACCAGATCCAGATCAAGCAGGCGGCACATGTAGTGCAAACAGATGTAGCGGCTGGAACTTCTGTTACGACGATTACTGGGATGAATCTTTAGCATGTCACGCATTTGCTAGTAGAACAACATTCAGATTAAATACTGGAGCAAGCGACGGCAGAACTATTACAAAATATGGGTTAAATGGCCTTTGGCCTGCAATATGTGTCGGCGGCTCAGGCAGCTGTTTACACAATAGTTGTACTATATCAACTCCGGTATTCGGATTTGAAGCTTGCACTTGTGCTGATGCTTTCAGTGGCAGTCAGAATAATGCGCAGGGTTACGGCGGTTGTTATCGTAGCGGCGCACAAGGTTATCTTAGAATACCAGGCGCCGGCGGCTGGCGCAATTATACTTGTGGTGGCTACAATGGATGTCAAGGTGACTCAGGACGATTTGGCATGGTATGTGTAAGCTGGGAGTGTAACTAATTGTTATTCATTTAATCATCTAGTATTGCAATATATTTAAAATACTAGATGATTAATGCCATAAAATATCTGTAAATTTTCCAAATTAAAAATCTGCTAATTCAGCAGATTTTTTTTGTTCATAGCCAGAAATAAAATTTGATACTCTAAATTGTAATATATAATAGTATAATGTTTACCTAGGAGTACAAATGAAGAAGGCATTTTTTATAAACGGCGGCGCTGGCCGAGTTTTATGCAGCATACCTGCATTAGAGTATTACAAAGAAAACACTGATCCAGATGTTGTAATAGTATCAGAAGCATGGCATGAATTATTCCTTTCTTCAAAATTAAGAAATAATATTTGGCCAGTAGGCAGTAAGGAATTATTTAAAACTGTTCTAAAAGATAGAGAAATTATTAGTCCAGAGCCTTACAGACTAAATGCTTATTTTAATCAACGTGTTAATTTAATACAGGCGTTTGATATGCTTATTAATGATGTTGACGAAGCTGTAGAAAGTAAGCCTATAAATTTAGATCTCGGAAAAGCCGATCAAATTTATGGGTATAATTTAGTAGGCCAAGTTAAGCAACAAATGAAAAAAGAAAAGGTTATTGTCTTTCAACCATTTGGCAGCGGTGTTAAAATAGATGGCAATTTTGTATTTGATGAAAGTGGCCGCAGTTTTGAATTATCAGATGTGTTTAGAATAGTTGACGAACTATCTAAGGATTATGCAGTAATATTAATGACAAATCTCAAAATTCCAACCGATAGGCCTATGGGTGCTGCTATACCAGATAATGCAAGCTTGCTACAGTGGACGGGAATAGTTAATGCAGCAGACTATTTTCTAGGTTGCGATAGCATGGGACAACACTATGCCCACGCATTAGGCAAACCGGCAACAGTGGTTATAGGATCAACTTTTCCAGAAAACATAAGTTATCCAGGAAATAAAGACTTTACAATTATTGATAACGGAAAAGAAAATAGAGTATACGTGCCGTATCGAGTTACTCAAGATCCTGCAAGAGAAAGACACAACGAAGATAATATGATTTTAAACGAGGAAAATTATAAAAAAATTATGAAAAGTATCGCAGATAAAATCGGAAAACCAGAAAGTTCAAATAAGAAATTGCCGTCGGCAAATAATAAACCTTCGACCATATTTGATAAACCAAATAAAAAACTAATAGGAGAAAAATAATTATGTCATCAGGATATATTTTAGGTATTTCAAGAGGCCATAATGCAGGCGTTTGCTTACTTAAAGATGGTAAAATTGTATTTGCAAGCGAAGAAGAACGCTTTACAAGACACAAGTATGATGGCGGCCCTTTAGCAACAATGTTGAAAGTAAAAGAATATACTGATAAAATTGATGCACTAGTGGTGTGTCACACAACGTCTATTAATGATGGACCAAAAATAGAGTATACGGGCGATAATCTTTATTCAGGTTTAGCTAGAAAAATGGGATTAATTGATAGAAAAGGTGATATACATGATCATCCACAATGTATCGATGTTTCCCATTTACACCATAAAGTACATGCTGCTTGTGCATTTTATAGGAGTGGCTTTGACGAAGCTGTAGCAGTAGTTATTGATGGCGCTGGATCTGCAACTTCAGGACAAACTCAAGATGGTAATGTGTTACTTTGGGAAGTTGAGAGTATTTACGATTGTTCTTATCCTGACAATATTAAAACTCTATACAAACATTTTGGATGTAGAGATCCAATTGTTACAGCCATTAATACCAATACAGATGGAGCACAGTTTGGCGAAGAAGGCAATACATTTACTTCTGTAGTTTCAGGACACGCCGGCATAGTAAAAGTATACGAAGCAGTAACACAATACTGCGGCTTCCAAGCAATCGAAGCAGGTAAAACAATGGGACTATTTCCATACGGTAAAGAAAATAGTAATATACCCAAACTGTTTTTAAACAGTACTAAAATTCCACTAGCTGATAGAAGTCTTTTCGTTCCAACATATCCAAATGCTGCAATAGTAAATCATAAAAATTATGAAGAATTGTCAGATAGTCCTGTTGGAGATGACCATACTTGGACAGAGTACCAAAATCGAAGAGACTTAGCATATGCATGTCAACAAGAAACACAAGAACAAGCATTAGATATAATTTTGTCTGCTACAAAATTATCAGGTAAAAATAAAGTAGTACTATCTGGCGGCTACGGATTAAACTGTGTAGCAAACTACTGGTATCTTAATAGGCTTAATGAAGAAGGTATCGAATTATTTGTTGAGCCTATATCAAATGATGGCGGAACAGCCATTGGCGCTGCTTTACTATATTATTATGCTACTAGTCAATCTTTAGAATCACAGCCTAGAGAAATTTATCTAGGTCCTCAGTATAATTATAAAGATGAAGATATTACTAAATTGGCAGAAGAATATAATGCTATTGTTACTGATGCAACAGACGATGACGTTATCGAATTAATGACTAATAAGAATATTGTAGCAATGTTTCAAGGTCGTGCTGAAAACGGTCCACGTGCATTAGGAAATCGTTCGTTGATGTTCGATCCGACCTTTGAAGATGGCAAAGATTTCGTTAATGAAATTAAACATCGAGAATACTTCCGTCCGTTTGCAGGATCAATACTTGCCGAAGACGCACACGAATGGTTTGATTTACGGGGAATGGAAGACAGTCCACATATGATGTATGCTGTTAATTGTCAACCAGGCATTGCTGAAAAAATACCTAGTATTATTCATGTGGACGGTACATGTCGCATTCAGACAGTTACTGAAGAAGAAAATCCTCTTTACTACCGAGTGATTAAGGCATTTAAAGAAAAGACTGGAGTTCCGATTATCTTTAATACTAGTTTTAATCTAGGCGGAGAACCTCTTGTAGAAACATTAGAAGATGCACTTTGGACACTGAGCGAAAGTAAGATTGAATATTTGTATTTGCCAGAATACGGAAAGCTTCTTACAGTCGGAAATTGGAAAGTTGCTTAATACAGACATTGTTGAAGTTAGACTAGATAAATTTTTAGTCTACTCATCGAATAAATTAGATGGATACGGTTATCAGACAGCAGCTGATGCCGTATCCTGTATTAATCATTTTTCAAATGGCAGAATATATAATCATTGTTTAGAATGGTGTTCTGGCCCTGGATATTTAGGTTTTGGAACATTAAGCCAAGGCTTAACAGAACGTCTTACATTATTAGACATACACGAGCCAAATAAATTTGTAGTAGAAAAAACTATAGATAAAAATAATCTTAATAATAATGTAAATTTTGTATTGTCTAATAATTTTAAAAGTCATCCTACAAACATAGCATATGATCTAATAATTGGAAATCCGCCGCATTTTAGCTTTACTCCGTCATTTGGAAATATCGACCCTAACGAGCATCGAAAATATAAAGATCAAAACTGGAACATACATCAAGATTTTTTTAATACTGTTAGTAGCTATATAACTGATGATGCTGATATTGTACTAATGGAAAATACAAAAGGTAGTAATCCAGAAACATTTGCGAAGATGATCGAAGATAACGGATTAAGAATTGAAAATTATTGTTTGAGTGTAACTTATCCTAATGATATCTGGTATTTACATATTAAAAAATCTTAATTTATAAACTCTTGTTCAAATCCTGTGGTTAAATCTAACACTTGATTATGTTTAATAGTCTGATATAGCTTTTGAGAAAGTATAAGATGATTGCACTCGGAGATATGGCCTTCCCTAGGATCTTTCCCGTTAATTTTTCCCTTCCAGTTCAACCAAGATTGCATATTTTTGCCTTTTACTTCGTTAATACACGGATCGAGTAAACTACCTTTTACTGCAATATTATTATTTAAAAAGAATCCTTCATTTTCAAATCCAGGAAGTATTAGTAAATTTAAATTATTTTGTTCTTTTAAAAAATTTAATCCATATAATAGCCACTGAAATCTTATAGAATCCTGAGGATTATCTGTTAGATGTTTGATGTATAAATTAATTGCTTTAGATTGGTCTTTTGTTACATAATTGTCGAGGGGACCCATGTGAATATTACCTACGCCTTCATTATCTGGAAAAAACCATTGACGATTTATTTGAGTAGTAATAAAAATAATAGTGTCTGTTTCTGGATTTATATTCGAAGAATTATCTATAAATTGGTAATATATCCATTCGTTAGCAACACCGTCTTCGCATATATTATAAAAATTTTCATGGCCTAGTTTTTCTGTAAGACTCCACATCCAGTGCCAGTCTTTAATTTCGTCACCTGATTGGTGAAATGTTCCGTAGCTATCGCCAAAAATCCAAAGTTTTCCATTTTTCATAATAATACTTATGCTTGGTAAGAGCATAAATACTATAAATTGGAACCATAAACATGTTTGATATTACAAGATACTTTAATAAAGGAATTAGAACCAGTATTCAGCTTCAGGATAACGGATCATTTTCTCATAACGGCCCTTGGAAACAAGTGTACACTAATACACAAGTTGCACGGTGGCATGCAGGCGAATTTTCCAGTGCAGAATTTACAATAAGTATAGATTATAGCACAACTCAAAAAGAAATTATAAAGTGCATAGTGTGTAATGGCGTAGATTATGCAAGTTTAGTTGTAATAGGAAGAAGTAACTTAGGAACTAATATAGTTGAATTAAGTGCAATAGTAAATTCTTCTTATGTTGATTTGATTATCAATCCTGCTGATGCAGCATATAACGGAGCTAAGTTTATACATACAGCACAATACTTTAGAAATCAAAATCCATTAACTTCATAATGTTTTTGATTGATAAATACAATAGATGGAGTAATAGATGACAACAATAGTAAATTCACCGTTTAAGTCAAAATTTGGGTTTGAAAGTGCTGGCTTTACAGTCGACGACGAAGGAAATATTTCTGCTAAATCTATTAGTTTAGTAGACGAAGTTCCTGATGAAGTTGATACAGATCTACCTGCTGATAGAAAATTTGTAGAAGTTAGTGGTAATTTTAGACTAAGTGGAAGTGCAACTGATAATCCAGGATTTACTGTTTTTCGAACTAAGACAACAACAATTGATCTTGAATTATCGACTCTTACATTTAATATTTACTCCGATGCTGGATTTACTACCTTGTATAATACAGGGTTAAGTCATAGTGATGGCGACTCTAGAGAAAATGCGCAAGGCAAGAATGCAGGCAGACTTGCTTGGTCAGTGCCACTATCAGCACCTAATACACTTTATTATGCAAATGTAAATGGAACAGTGTCAGGAACTATTACAGTAGAGAATGCACCTAGTGCATTCAGTGAAGTTGATATAACATCGACAATAGCAAGTACTAGTACAACTACTGGAGCACTTACAGTCGCGGGCGGCGCAGGCGTTGTTGGTGACATTAACCTAGGAGGAAATTTAAATATTCAAGGCCTTGGTATTCCTGCATTATCGTCTGGCACGAATTTAGATTTATCAGCAGGGAATAAAATAGTTGTAAAAATTAACGATGTATTGTTAGGAAGTATTGGTGCAACCGGCTCTGCGCTTCCAGTAGTTGATACTACTATAAATAACACTACAATAGGTGCTACCACACCAGCAACAGCAGCGTTTACTTCGGCAACAGTAAGTATAGAGCCTGCGGTCAACAGTGGCGTAGCAAACAAACAATATGTAGACCGTACTGCGGTTTCACTGGCAATAGCATTTGGATTATAAAACATGGCAAAGACACAAGTAAAAAATTACGTATTTAAACCAGGGGTAGGGGCGTCTGATAACTTATATCCTGCTGCATATGGATTATTATCCAGTAACAAAAGCTTTGTACAAAAGGAAGCAACGCAATGGATACAAGATCAAATTGATGCAGCAAATGCAGGCTTTGTAGGTTATACTTATAATTCAGAAAAATGCGAAAGAGATATCGGTTATAATATCGACGCATATTTAAAAGATCTAAGATACGGCGGCAATGAAAATACTTACAATGTTGTAAAATACTATTGGGATCAAGATGTAGCACAGATTGACGGCGATAGAGCTGTAGAAATTGCAACTTATAATTTTATTAAAACATTAATACAAACTTATGTCCTGGCCAATACTGCTTATAGCGCAAGTAATACTGAAGTATCACAAACAATTGACAATACAAAAACTGCTGAAGCAGGTACATCTACTATTATTGGAGATTTAGTTCAGGCTACATCTGATGTTATTAATACTGGAATATCAGCATTTCCAACGTTTGTTGCTACAGGTGTAGGAACGATTAAGATTCAAGGTAGATATGATTTAGATCAATTATTATTAATTACTAATGTAACTTCTAATGATATTATATATAATTTTAGTGCACCAGCTACCGGTGGCTTAGTTAGTCTTAAAACTGACCAAATATCTAAAGATGCAGATTTTACCAAATATTTAGAAACAACTGATGCTATTACAACGATTACTTTAAATTTTGATACTAGTAATCATTCCTCAACAGACGAATTACAAATTTTTGTAGAAAAATTAGAAAACGGCAAAAGTGTAGTAACTACTAGACCTTTTGATTTTGGTACAGATGCAATCGAACGTTTGAGAGTTGCGCAACCTCAATCAATGCTTGACGCTGACTTTGAATATGGATTACAGCCTACTAAATGGGCAGCTATTTCAACAATGAGAGGTTATCCTTCGGTTTACGAAGTACCAGGAACAGATACTCCAGTTTTATCAGTTGTAACTGATGCAAGTGCAGGCACAGATGGTATTGGTCAAAGTTTAATTACTGTAACTACAGTTGGTCCGCATAATATTCCAGTAGGTACACCTATAACTATTAAAGCACTAGAAGACTCAGTACCAGGTGCAGCACGAGCAGAAGGTAGTTTTGTAATTGTTGAAGCTCCAACTCCTACCACTTTTACGTTTTATGCAAAATCCAAAGTTGGCACAGTTAATCCAACTACACTTTCTACAACATATACACAACTAAGACAGGCTGCATTCTACACAGGTGCAAACATTGGCGAACCAACAGTTTCGGTTGTAAGCAACGGTAGTGCAGGAACCTTAGCGGCTGAATTAGATATTGCAGCTGGAAGTACAATTATACCATATGACGGACCATCGCCCGAAGTTGGTGCTCCTTTAATTAATGCAGGAATTCCTGAAGGATCTCAGGTTACTAGTATTATAGATACTAGTGCCGGCGGCGGCGAATACTTAACTCCTGTAATTACGGCAAATATTAACCCTAGCGATCTAAGTTTTGACGTAGACGACGCCACTGGCATTGTGCCAAATCTTGCTTTAGATCGCGGCGATGGCACCGCTGTATATGTTACTAGCATTGTAGGAACAACAGTAAATGTGTCAGGAGCATTTACTACTGGATTTACATCTAATAAAGTTACTTACACAGGAATATCTCCAAGTCCCGTAGTATCGAGCGGCACCGGAGCAATATTTAATATTTCATCAGCAGGAGGAACATATACCTTAGACGGTTTTTCCAATCAAGGTGATAACTATCAAGTAGGCGACATATTATTAGTAACAGGTAATAACTTAGGCGGTATATCACCAACTAACGATCTTACTATAACTGTTTTAACATTAGACAGTGACACAGGTATAGGAACAGTAAGTTTATCTGGAGACGCATTTGACGGAACAACTTCAGTTACTGGTGTTACCGGTAACACCCAAGGCGGCGTAGGGTTAGATGCATTTTTTGATATAACATATGTTAATAATGTATATACAGCTGATATAACATCACCGGATACTTCTACTGGCTATGCTGTTGGAGATATTATAGTTGTAGATGGTTCTTTAATTGATCCAACAGCCGGCGGACCAGCAAATGATCTATATTTAACAGTTGCAACTATCGGCGCAGGCGGATCTATTGTAAGTGTAACAGCCAGCGGCACTGCTCCAGATACACAACTTCAGTTTAATCAGCCTACTTATTCTACATCAGGATCTGGTGTTGGCGCACTATTTTCAGTAAGTACTGATGGAACAACATATTCTGTTTCAATTGATCCTATTAACCAGGGTACAAACTTTTTACCAGGTGATACTATTACTGTATTAGGCACAGACCTTGGCGGCGCCACACCTGCTAATGATTTAACAATAACTATTGATAATGTAGGCGGCGCTGGCGAAATAACTGCACAAACAGCTACTGGAACAGCGTATAACGGATCATCATCTATTAATATTGCCGGTACTAATCAAATAGGCACAGGAGCAACTTTTGATGTAAGCCTTGCTGGTGGCACGTACACTGTAACACTGACAGATGGCGGCAACAACTATGGCGCTGGACAAACAATAATAATACCGGCAGGATTGGCTCTTCCCGGAACGTCGCCAACTAATGATATAACTATCACTATTAGTACTGTAGATGCAATAGCAACCGGAACAGTAGCAACCTTTACTGATGCTGGCACAGCATATAACGGCACAGGATCTTTTACTGTAACAGGCAACATACAGCCTATTTCAGGTACTAATTTTACGTTAAGTTTAAATAGAGAAAATGGTACATATTCAAATATTACAGTTGATCTAGGTAGCATCAATTATGCTGTAGGAAACACATTTAGAATAAACGGACCAACGCTTGATGGTGTATCGCCTTTACACGATATTGATATAAGTGTTACTAGTGTTGATTCTGAAACAGGAGAAATTACAGGCATTTCTACAAATTTTGATTCTGCTATATCAGGAGATATTATAAGACTTATAAGTACATTAATTGTGACAGAGGCTACTAGTAGTACAATTTCTAAAAATGCAGTAATTACATATGGCGCTTTGGCAACATTAGAAATTACATTAAATAATGCACATGGTCTTGTCCCAGGAGACACATTTATTGTAACATCTGCATCAGACGACGGAGTTAATAATCATGCATTATCAGCAGGATCGTTCTTTGTTACAGATATACCTGCTGTAAACAAATTAAGATATCAAGCAAGAGCAGTTGGAACAATTGATGCAACAACATCTAGTATATTAGGCACATTATATTCAAGACCAGATAGTTTCTTTGTACACAGACCGTATGACGGCGGAGTACAGTTAGGAACAGGCGGTCCGCAACACGGTGCGCAAGCAATACGTCAAAGTAAAAAGTATATTCGTTATCAGTCAGGTAAAGGTATTATGTATACTACTGGTGCATTGTTTGCACCAAGTTACGATCTGCGTAGTTTGACAGCAGGCGGTGTAGAAGTAGGATCACTAATTACAGTTGAAACAGACGACAATGATCACGGAGTACAAGTTGGCGGAGTTGTTAGAATTCTTGGAGTAGAAACTCCCGGATACAACAGTGGCCCTGGAACAGTAGTACCGCCAGTATTTGATTATACTGTTGAAAGTGTACTAGACGAACGTAGATTTACAGTTCGAGCACAGCGTAGACTAGGAGCAACTGAAGCAGTATTAGGGTTTGGTTCACAAATGAGTGTTGTTAGTTGGCATGGTGCTACAGTGCGTTCTGGTATCTTTGATGATCAAAATGGGATTTTCTGGGAGTTTGACGGAACGCAAATTAGTGTAGCACAACGTACAGGTACAAGACAACTTGCAGGAACAATTGCCCTAAGCGTGGATGATAACCTAGTAGCAGGCACAAATACTAGATTCCAAGATCAATTAAAAGCCGGAGATAGAATTATTATCAAAGGTATGACACATGTTGTAAGTCACGTTAACAGTCAAACTGAAATTACAGTTACACCAGACTTCCGCGGAGTTGTAAACATTGCCGGCGCTAAGGCTAACTTAATTGTTGACAAGAAAACAAAACAAAAAGACTTTAATCTAGATAAATTGGACGGCACCGGACCAAGTGGTTACGATATTGACATTGCTAAGATGCAGATGATCGGCATTCAATACAGTTGGTACGGTGCAGGTTTCATTGACTTTATGCTACGTGGTGCAGATGGTAACTTTGTATTTGCACACAGAATGCGTAACTCAAACGTAAACACAGAAGCGTTTATGCGTTCAGGTAACTTGCCTGTGCGTTATGAAGTTAGTAATGAAGGACCGAGTGGCAAACTTGCAGCAGCACTCGATGCAAGTCAAGTTACAATACCATTAACAGATAGTAGTTTCTTCCCGGACTATGGCACAGTTTATGTTGACAACGAAATTATGACGTTTACCGGTAACAATAAAACTACTAATACGTTAACAGGTGTAACTCGTGGTGCAACATTTACAAATTTCCAAGCAGGAGCAACACGCAGTTATACAGCAGGTATAGCAACAACGCACACTGACAGAACCGGCGTTGTATTAATATCTCAAACAATTACACCATTGATTAGTCACTGGGGTAGTGCGTTTATTACAGATGGTATGTTTGATGATGATAGAGGTTATATTTTCTCCTACGCAGAAAATCAAGTAAACGTTAGTACTACTAAACAAAGTGCTTTCTTAATTAGATTGGCACCAAGTGTATCAAATGCACTTATTGGTGATTTAGGTGAAAGAGAACTACTAAACAGAGCGCAGTTACTACTACAAGGAATTGAAGTTACATCAGATGGCACTGACGGAACTAATGATATTACGGGTGGCATTGTTGTTGAAGGAATTCTTAATCCGCAAAACTATCCATTAAATCCAGCAGACATTGGCTGGACAGGACTAAGTGGTGTTGCACAAGGTGGACAGCCAAGTTTTGCACAAATTGCTTCAGGTGGTAGTGTTAACTGGTCAACAGGTGATGCTGCAACAACTGCAACAGCTACAGCTCAAAGTGCAATTAGTGCAGATATTAATTCAGGCATATACAACAGTCCAAATAATAGAGATTACGTATACATTGATACAGCAGATTATCAAACTACATTCGGAACTACATCTAGGGCGCCAGTTTTAGGTAAAACTATTACAGGTTCTAACATTGATGCAAATACTACTATCACTGATGTGTATATCAGTGGCAGTTATGGTTATTTTAGATTAAGTCGAAGAACCCAAGGTCAAACAAGTGCCGGCACTGGAAGTGCGTTTTCAGTCTTAACTGCTAATGAAGCGTTGGTTAACAGAAACTTTGCATATTTTGATAAAGCAAGTTTTGAAATATCAGGTGCAGGAATCGGTACAGAACTATCCAACGGCGGCAGTGTTACATTCCCTGCAAACACATTGGTTAACAGTGTAAACTTGTTAGACTTCGGCGGCACAGAGTACTATGAAGTGCAGTTTAATAATGCGTTTACTGGAACACTCCCAGTGGGCACAGGTACAGTAGAATTTACGTTTGTACAACCACCGTATGCACAGCCTGGAGAAACAGTATTTTCATTCATTGCTACACCTGGAGAACGTGCTAGTTTAGACTTATCACAGTTGAAAGAACTTACTAATACACCGTTAGGTGGTAGAGGAACATATCCAAATGGTCCAGATGTACTAGCACTTAACGTATATAAAGTTGGCGGCGCAGCAACTGATGCAAATATTATTCTAAGATGGGGCGAAGCACAAGCCTAAAGGGCTTGTGCAAACTCCCAAAGATTATCAAACACAAGTGTTTGTTTTTTAATCTGTTTGTATGCGTGTTTGTTTAATTGTTTTTCGGTTTCTAGGCCGTACCCAGTTCTAACCAGTATAGGTCTAGCACCTATTTTGAAGGCGGCTTTTAGGTCACTAAGTTTGTCACCAACAAAAAAACCTTTTGAAAATTTAATATACGGATGTTCTTTCTCACATCGCTTAAACATTCCGATATTTGGTTTAGCATACATGTCATTCTTACGACTACTGGCACTATAGTAGATGGCATCAATACTAGGACAGCCTGCTTGTCCCAGTAACTCGAGCATTCTATTATTTACTGCATCTACATCAGCTGGAGTCATCAAGCCTTTTTCGATTCCTCCTTGATTGGTAATAACTGCTATCCTATGACCTTTAGACCTCAATAATGCAACAGCTTCTAAACTACTCGGTATAGGATCAAACATCATAGGAGTGGTAACATATGTTCCAAGATCGACATTCAATACACCATCTCGATCCAGGCCTATTACCGGTTTGTTGTAAATGCTACTATCATTAATTTGATTAGTATTGTTTACAAACGCATTGTCTAATACACTCCTAGCCATTTTTTTCCTTTGACCGTTGACTGTCACCTGGAGCAACTCTGTAATTGTCCTCTACACTATCAGCTGTGCTAACTTCGGTAATGCTAGAACTGCCTTGTAGACAAATCAACCTATGTGGCTGTAGCGGAGGATTATGCCAAACATCACCCTCATTTAATTCTTTTTCATATAGCCCAGCAGTATCAGTGTCAATCCATTGTACTTTGAATTTACCTGTGTTTACAAACCATGTTTCGTCCTTTTCTCGGTGAAAGTGCATGCTGAATTGGGCGCCTTCCTTTTCAAAAAACATAATTTTACCACAATACTTATCGTTAGTGGCCCAAATAAGTTCGTATCCCCAACCTTTGGGTACTACGCCTTGTAATCTAGTTGGTTCTTGCATTTATATAATCCTCTACATTTGTCCATTGCATATCTACTACACTATTTAAATTAGTTAAGTTTGCGCAGGTATACTTTTGATATTGCGACTTAATATTTTCTGGCATAGGAATATACCTAATATCTGAATTGTACTTTTTAGCAATTGTTCTGCCAACAGTATCAAAACTTACAGGAACACCTGTGCCCACGTTAAAAATTCCCGATTGAGTCACTTCGAACATTTTTTCATGTAGTTTGCATATATCGTCGACACATACGAAATCTCTTAGATATTTTTCACTGTCTTCAAATAATGTCACAACCCCTAAATCTTTTGCTTGATGTGTGAATTTACTTACTGGACTTGCTTGATCTTCTTTGTGTTCTTCGCCTTGTCCATAAACATTAAAGTAACGGAATCCTTGAATAATAATTTCAAACTCGTCTTGAAATTGACCTAAAAATCTATCAAACAGGTACTTACTCCAAGCATAAGGACTTTGCGGGAGCAATGGACCATTTTCTGTAAAGTGTTCAGTGGGTCCATAAACACTAGCACTACTAGCGTATTGTAAATTAGTACCAAAGTTTTCACACACTTGTGCTAATCTTACAGTAAACTCAAAGTTTTGTTCTAGTATCTGATTTACATCCGTATATGTTGTACTACTAATAGCACCTGTATGTATACACCAGTCGTAATCCTCTGTACTGGGAATAATACCAGGTTCCCACTCCCAACCTTCTACATCGTGTCCTTGCGATTGCAAATATAATGCAATGTTCGATCCAATAAATCCTTTATGTCCAGTAACTAATATTTTCATTTGTTTCTCTCAGCTGTTTTCATTAATTTGTTACTCCAATCTTTTTTAAATATAGGACTTATTATATTGTTATCGTGTTCGTGCTGGCTCTGCGGCGGCCCACCAAATATATAACCCAAAGTTATACGAGGCTCGACATCAATTGTGGGAATTCCTCGATGCCATATATCACTTGGAAATATGATACAACGGTTATCTTTATAATCTACTTCGCATATTTTTCTGCCACCGTTATCGGGATAATCAGTCCAGAAGTCCATGCCAGTGTCACCAGAAATAAGATGCACCATGGTCCATGCCGGAGGCCCCATATCTGCATGTACTCCTCCTACTAAGGTTTTTGTAGTTAGATTAAGTTGACACTGAATTAAGTGCAATGGCAATACTTCGTCTTCTTTGCTCAATTTATTTCTAGAATCATTAAGTGCAGCAAATGTTGCTTTGTATTCCCACGGAATTTCGTGTAATCCAAATAACGGCCATATTTTACTAAAAAAAGAGTGACCTACATCAGGTCCAATGCCATGATGTTGGCACGTTACTGGTATTGATAAAATATTTTTTTTAATAGACTCATATAACCACTCTGGCACAATGTCATCAAATACAAATACATCATTGGTCATTTATTAAAATTCTCCATAATTCTCTTATTTACTTGCTTCTATAATGCCAGTTGTTGAATAACCTTCTACAGTTTGTACTAGATGTACATCTGCTAAGTCGTGTCCAACAACTTGTTCTACTGTATAGTCGCCGCCTTTAACAATAACATGCGGTTTTAATTCCTTAATTAATTCGTAAGGTGTATCTTCGTGAAACACGATTACTTGATCTACCCACGACAATATTTCTAATTGACTGATACGTTTCATTTGGTTGTTAATAGGTCTAGTTTCGCCTTTAAGACGCTTTACACTAGCATCGCTGTTAATGCCTACAATTAGTTTATCACCCAGTGTACGTGCTTCTGCTAAGAGCTCAAAATGACCCTTGTGCAGTATATCAAACACTCCGTTAGTAAACACTACTCTTTCTTCCAAGTCGCTTACAGCAAGCGTATACGTGCCCGTGTGCTGAACACTTTCGCGTGAGCCTTTAACTGCTAGTTCAATTGCTTTTTTGTAATCATAATCTTTTGTAAGGGCATAAACAAATGCAGCTAGGAAACAGTCTCCAGCACCAGTTACATCACTAACTTCAACAGTGTCAACATCTACTTCGTAAACTTCATTGTCGATCTTAGCAACAACACTTTTGCCTGCTCTTGTTGTAATAATATTACCGTGCCAATTAAGGAAGTATTCTTGAAATTCCTTTTCGTTGGGTTTAACTAACCATGCACCTTCGTAGTTTTCTGCATGTGACTTAGGATCAACAATTACACGGCATCCAAATTTATTAAGATGTTCGATAATCTTAATAGACTCGTCTAATACACCTTTGTTGTAATCGCTTAGTATTACATACTCGTATTTGCTAAAGTCGTTGCGAAGAATTGTGTTGCAAACTTCAACGCCGTCTGCATAATGATCGTCGTCTATGCGTGTAACATAATGTCCGTCACACATAACACGAGTCTTTACACATTTTTTAGATGCATACTCAAACAGCTCAACATCAACACCGAGACTTTTTAAGTTTTCGTAAACAAGCCCTGCGCCGCCTGTAGTTTCTACAACATGTTTTTGTGCTACTACAGGCACAGGAGCCTCAGGACTTAAACGTGTGCTTGTTCCATAGATATATTTGTCGATTATTATGTCGCCAATAATTAATACTTTCATAACGCTATTATACTTTCTTTTGAGTTATTTGTCAAGAAGATTTATAGTTTGAAATACAGTATCTAGCTTAGTAAGATTAATTTTACTTTGAAGTGTGTTGCGCAAGCCGTGGTGCAACGGTTTTGGCCACTTAGTAAAACTGCACCAAGCATATCCATCGTGTTCATTATTAAGTTTAGGAATAAATTCTTCTTGAATAACACAAAGATATGTATGAAAATAAAACCTACTGTCAGGTGAAATAAAACTTTCCAAAGGAAGTGTTTTTTTAATATCAGGAACAAATCCAATTTCTTCCTCAATTTCTCTTTTTAAACCTTCCCACGGAGTTTCGGCACCTTCGTTTGTGCCGCCAACGAGTCCCCACAAATTATTACGCTTGCCTTGCGCCCTGTGCAGAAATAAAAATCTATTTGTATCTAGTGTGTAAAATAGCGCACCGCTACATGTAATACGATTGTTCATACATATAATTAGCAGACGAGTATGTCTTAATACACGCTATTTGGACAATTATCCTGCTAGTTCAACACGCCAAGTTCCTACAGGGTAGTCGCCATCGATACTTAATAACCATTCGTCGTTATTAAATCGATACTGTACGCTTGTATTTAAATTAGTAGTGTATGTGACATCAGTAGCAGCACTTGCATCGAATACTGTATTCCATTTAGAACCATCCCATTCGATAATATCATTTGCACTTGCAACGGTTGCAGTAGTATCTGTGTTTTGCCATGCTGTTGGTGATTCAGTAGCATCTGCATTACCAACATCGTCTAATAGCAATAGTCTCACACCAGGTGTTTTAATTGGAGTAGGATTGTAATTAGTAGGGTCAATGATATAATCTATACTTGTACGTCCTGCAATTACAGTGTCGCTTGGAAAACTATCTGTGTCCCAGTTTATTAATATTGTTGTTTCATCAAACGGACTTAGTGTAAACGTTCCTGTAACAGTTTTAGAATTATCTTGACTAGTGAAATATATACGACTTACATCAGCAGCATATGTGCCCGGCAACGCTTCAAAAATTTCTCTCCAATTCTTATTACCAACAATACCATTGGAAAATAATTGCGCATTGTTGCCACTTACAAATGCACCGTATGTATTGTAGTTGACATTTGCCATTTCAGCAGCAGTGTCGGATATAGCTTTTCTACCAAATTCGTTTTCTGTAATTCCTGCTCTTGGCGAATCGTCGTATGCATTAAGCACTGGAGCACTAACTCCACTTTCAATATCACCCAGTGTTTCGTCAAACATGCTTGTAATAATATTAGTAATTACTCCCATTTTTCGTACTTTAGTAGGTGGACTGATATAGATAGGAATACTAAATGTCATAGTACAAATATCTATTTCACTGTCTACACCAACAGGTACACTTCTGTTTGACCATTGTACATTTTCTAAATTAACAACACTGATACTTGTCCAGTCAATAAAGTTGTCGGTAGTTTGCATTTCTAAGCTAGGATTAAACAATACTAATATTTGTTCTAGCAATTGTAATTTTTGATCTGTATTGCTTGTCCAGATATCTGCATTAATGCGCATCATGTATGGAGTTGGTATTAAACGTTCAACTGTATAATTCTTACCTTGTGTGTTTAAGTATTCTCCTGCTTCGCTATCATATGCACGTTCTCTAATATTAGTTTTGCGAGTATATGTTGAATCTGTTAGTCTATCTTTGTCTAGTTCTAGTCCAGTTAAGTACACAGCAATTCGCGGCGCACTAGGTAATTTGTTTTCACTGTTTTCTCTAATAATATTAGCAACTTGGCGTGTTAAATCGCCGTAAGTAACTGGAACATCTTTTTGCACACCTTTTCCGTCTTGTACAGGAAAGTTTGCTAGTATGCGCATCATTTGCGTAAGATATCTTCTTATTTGTCCGTCGTAAAAATGTTGCATTAATTATCTGCCTTTGGACGAAGTGCTTTAGACAAACTCTGTCTTTCTTGAACAGTTTCGCCGTCGATTTGACTAGTTTTATTATTATTAATAAATGTAGTTTTATATGTTTGTCTTTCAAGCGTGTTGCTTAGAGACATTCTAATATCATCCTGCACTTTAACCCACCTTGTTCCATCATATCTAAACATTCTATTTGGTAAAAAGTCTGTACGTAAGAAATAATCACCTTCTTCATTGTTAGTAGGAAACCCTATACCAAAACCAAACGGCGCCCCATTAGGAGCAGCATCACCAGTACCAACTAAGTAACCTGTATATCCTTCACGTTCTGGTCTACTTGTAACTTCGTCTGTAGTTCTGTCTATATTACTTGCTTCAATGTCAGTGTCGTCTGCTGTTTGTAGTGCAACACTGCCGTCGTCATTTGTACTTACTGTATAATAGTGACTAATGTCATATCCGCTTTTAGGAGCATCAGCTTCTGCTTGTGCAACCACAGCATTAGAAATCTGCATTTCTTTTTCATATGTTGATAATAAATCACGTAGAGTATTGTCACTTCCTTCTTCTGCAGGTAAGTCTAATATTTCTGCGTATTCTTGACCATCATAAATTTGCTTTAATTTTAAGCGATATAAATGCGGATACCAAGTTTGACTAAATCCTTCTGCTGCACGATTTACATCTTCTACAACATAAAATCTTTTGAGTGCGAAACTGTAATCATTAAGAGCATATTCATCTTTTAGATGTGGCAGTTCAATTACATCACCTGACATAATTTTTCTACCTAGAGTTTTAACTGAACTATTAATATGTATAGTTAACATAAGTGTATCATTACTTAAAAATAGTCCAAACGCACTAAGATCAAAGTCTATATCCTGGACATTATAAATGCCGCGAATATTGTAAACGTCGGGATCATACTTTCTGTCTCTATTTTCTAAGAACAGTAAGTCTTGTATGTTGGTTTCTTTTACAGCATCGTATGTCGGCTGGTCAGCAGTTCCTTCGCCGACAGCGGGATTTTCTGCACCAAGGAACTTGTGGATATTAATATCTGTACCGCCGACAGTAAACATCTCTTGAATCTGTCGATCCAAAAAGTGATAATCATTGCCGCGTTCCGGTTTGTATAATGATAAGCGAGGGATAGCTATTCTCCTATTCGTTATGTATATTTATCGTTAAGATAGCAGTTACGATAAATACTATTGGAGAACTCATATGGCAGATTTAGCAACACAAAAACAAGAAGTATACGATTATGTTAACACATTCCTCGGCGGAGGTATGGTTGATGTTGAACTTGACCCTATACACTATCAAACTGCACTTAACAAGGCATTGACCCGTTTTAGACAGCGTAGTGATAATGCTGTTGAAGAGTCGTATATGTTCTTAACAACTGTTGTAGATCAAAATGATTATATATTACCAAACGAAGTAATGGAAGTGCGTAAGCTATTCCGTAGATCAATTGGTTCACGTACTGGCGGCGGAGACGGCGGCAGTTTGTTTGAACCGTTTAACATGGCTTATACAAATACATATTTGTTGTCAGGATCTAAACTTGGCGGATTAGCAACATATGATATGTTCTCCCAACACCAAGAATTAGTAGGTAGAATGTTCGGCAGCTTTATTGAGTTTAAATGGAGCAGCACAAGCAAAAAACTTACGCTGTTACAGCGTCCTAGAGCAGAAGAAGAACTATTGCTTTACTGCTATAACTATCGTCCTGACAGTGAATTACTAAATGATTATCTTGCAGTGCAATGGTTAAAAGATTACACACTAGCAGCATGTAAGTATATGCTAGGCGAAGCACGTAGTAAATTTGCTACTATTGCCGGTCCACAAGGCGGCTCGACACTCAATGGCGATAGCTTAAAAGCAGAAGCACAAGCTGAAATGGAAAAACTAGAAGTTGAAGTTAGTATGGCTGTTTCAGGTGGTACAGGCTACGGATTCTTAATAGGCTAAAAAACACCCGAGTTTACGCTAACATTTACGTATGCTGTAAATACAATATAACAAAGGAGTTACATTGTGTGCAGTCCATTTGTAAGAAAAGAAGCCAACAGACTTTTTTGGTTAGTTAAAGGTCACCTAATCCCCATATCAGAGCCAGACGATATTGTAGAAGGTTATTACGAAAGTTATTTCAAACGTTTGTGGAATAATGAATCTGGATGCTTAGATCAGTATGAACATGGATTTGAGCAAGCATGGGCAGAACGAGAAGCAGAAGAAATAAATCGAGTTGCTGTATTAGGTTACGATTGAATGAATAAATATCTAGTATTTGTGTTATAAAGGACTAGGTATGAGAAAACTCAAAATCAATAAGCCGTTGGACGTCCCAGGCTGGACTAACAGTATCCAGCATCGAGAATATAAAGACTTAGTAGCAGAGCTTCCAGAAAATCCTCGAGTATTAGAAATAGGTTGCGGCTATGGCAGAAGTACTTGGGCTTGGTTAGATGCGCTACCGCCTACATCAACTTATTGTGTATTAGATAACTTTCGCTTAACTAGTAAGTGGCTTCATAAAAGTCAATATACAAATTATAAAAGAATAAATCCTATAATAGCAAGTTTTATTTGGAAATGCAATAAAAGAAACACTACACAAAGAGAAATATTTGATAAGTTTATATCATATCATCCTAATCAACAAATAATAAAAACAGTTTGGGAAATGGATTCCGATGACTGGATTGTAAGTAAAGAATTTACAAACAATTGGGATTTAGTATATCTCGATGATAGACATGAATATGAAGTTATGAAACAATGGTTATCAATATTTTCTAATGTTTCGATTGTATGTGGCGACGATTATCTACCGAGGTTCCAAGGAATAATTGACGCAGTTGACGAATATTCTAAAGATAAAAATGTATACAAACATATTACTCGCGCCGCAAATTTCTTTATTATTAAGAATAAATCAAGGTTGACAAATACATAAGTTCTGTTATAATAATATAATTATAGGAGAACAATATGAAACTGAAACTATTAGTTATTGGCCATGGTAGACACGGTAAAGACACTGTATGTGAAATGCTTCGCGACAAATATGGTTATAGTTTTGAAAGCAGTAGTAAGTTCTGTAGCAAGTTGTTTATCTATAATGATCTAAAAGACAAATACGGGTACACTGACGAAGAACAGTGCTATGCTGATAGACACAATCATCGTCAAGAATGGTACGAAGCTATTTGTGATTATAATATACCTGACGCAGCAACTTTGGGCAGAGAAATGTTTGCCGAATATGATATCTACTGCGGATTAAGAAACAAAAAAGAATTCCACGCTATGAAAAATACTGGTGTGTTTGATTATGCTATTTGGGTTGATCGTAGCGATCATCTTCCTCCTGAATCAAAAGACAGTATGAGTCTTGAACAATGGATGGCAGATTATACTATTGACAACAATGGTACATTAGATGATTTGAAATTTAATTTAGATAGACTAATGTGTTACTTAGAAGTCAGGTCGTAAATCACCCTGTTTCCAACGTACCCCTTCTTTTTGCATAATACGTTGACAGTTAGCACAGATAGTTTTTAAGTTATTAGGCCGACAATTAACTAAGTCACCGTCTATGTGAAATACGTTAAACTGTTCGTCATGCTTTGATTTAAATCCACATTTTTCACATACGCTTTTCTTTTCGTACCCGCGCTGCTTCCAAAATGGTATCCCGTGACCTAATCCGTTGCGTAAACATTTTTCGCACAGTTTACGATAGTAAGTTTTGTTGTTCTTTTTATAGTTTATTGCAGCTGGACGCAGCCCGCACTTGCATAATGGTCTCATGTCGTATTTAGCTCACCTTTTTGGTACCTTTTTCTGTGGTATATGCTAGGTGTTTTGTGTCTATTATAATAAATACTGTATAGAAAACACTAACATCCAACAGGAGAATAACATGGCATTAGTATCACCAGGCGTAGAAGTCAATGTAATTGACGAAAGTTTCTACACTCCAGCATCAGCTGGAACGGTACCTATGATCTTTGTTGCTACTGCTAGTAATAAAACTAGAAGCAGTGGGACAGGAACAGCAGCAGGTACAATTACAGCAAACGCAGGAAAACCATATTTGATCACTAGTCAACGAGAGCTTGGTGAAACATTTGGCGACCCTTTATTTTACAGCGACAACAACGGCAATATGATCCACGGTGGCGAGCTTAATGAGTATGGCTTACAAGCTGCTTATTCAGCACTAGGCGTGTCGAATCGTGTATACGTTGTAAGAGCTAATTTAGACACAGCAGAATTAACAGCAAGTGCATCAGCACCAGGCGGCGATCCAGCAAATGGCGCTTACTGGTTTGACACTTCAACAAGCAATTTTGGAATTCTCGAATGGAATAGCGCAGCAATTACAGTAACAGGCGGCCAAACATTTACAGCAAAAACACCAACAGTATTAACTGTAGTTACTGATTTAAGCGCAGGTTTAGCTAGTGCGCCGAAAGCATCAATCGGTCAAATTGGCGACTATGCTGTAGACGCAAACGATACAATGAACCGTTTGTACTACAAAACACCAGGTTACGGTACAACAGCTCAAAGATTAACAAATCGCGGCACTTGGGTAGAAGTAGGCAGCGACAACTGGAAAGCAAGTTGGGCAGTTACACGCGGTACAGCAAGTAACCCTGACTTAACAACAGCAGGTGCAGCAAGTGAAGGAATAGTAATTAATACTACTCCTGTAAACTTTACAGGTGCTGAAACAAATATTGCAGATCTTGTTTCAATTATTAATGCAGCAGGAATTGCAGGGGTATCGGCAGCACTAGTTGATGGTTCAATTGAAATTTACGGCAATAGTTTAAGTGCATCAACTGGCGGAACAGCTGATAGTAAAGTTGCTATTGCAGCTGGCGGATCAGGCGACTTGCTAGGAGACTTAGGACTTACAGCAGCTACCTATAGTACACCGAGACTACAGCCAGCACCACACACTAGCGTCCCTGAATTTAAATCAGGCGACACAACACCAGCACCGAGTGGCTCAGTTTGGATTAAAACAACTACACCAAACGGTGGCGCAAAACTGAGTGTTAAGCAGTACAGCACAGCTACACAGCTATGGTCAACTGTAACAGCACCACTTTACACTACGCCACAAGGCGCAATTTATGGGCTTGATAAAACTGGCGGTGGCACAAACTTATTAACTGGAGCACTTTATGTTAATGTTAATGTAGACGAACTTGCTAATCCTATTGGTAACTACAAAATCTTTACAAGAGCATCAGCAGGAGCAACAAGCATTACTGGTACAGTAGTTACTAGTGTTGCAGCAGGTACTTATACATTTACTTTATCTGAAACAAGAGCAAACACAGCAGCAATGACTGCTCCTGTAACAGTAAGTGTTATAACTACAGGTGCAACTACTGACGCAGATTTATTAGCAGCAGCAATTAATGCAAAAGGTTTAACAAATGTTATAGCACTAGTTGACGCACAAAATAGAGTTGTAATCCAGCACAAACTAGGCGGCGACATTAAGATTGTTGACACCGACGGTGGATTAGCATTATACGGATTTAGTGCAGCAAATACAGTAAACTTGTATGTAGGACCAAATGCAACTGGATTAGTAGCATCTAACTGGAAGCCACTAACTTACACAGCATCTGGTTCAGTTCCATTAAGTTTACCTGCACACGGACAATTATGGTATAGTAGTGTTGTTGACGAAGTAGATATTATGGTACATAATGGCGACACATGGGTTGGATTAAACTATGTTGGCGGTACTGGCTTATCAGCTGATTCAAGTCCATATAGCGGAACTAACGCAGAAGGACCGATGGTTTCAGCAACAGCACCTATTAAGCAAGACAACGGCAATAATCTAGTAGAAGGCGATATTTGGGTAAGTACAGCAGATGTTGAAAATTATCCAGCAATTTACAAGTATAATCCAACAATTGCAGCAACAGGTGCAAGTGGTTGGATCTTAATGGATAAAGCAGATCAAACAACTGAAAACGGTGTACTATTTGCAGATGCACGTGATGGCGATACAGGCGGCACAAAAGACGATGCACCAAGTGCAACTATTGCAGAATTACTAGTAAGTGATTATCTAGACACAGATGCACCAGATCCTACACTATATCCAAAAGGTATGTTGCTATGGAATCTACGCAGAAGCGGATTTAACGTTAAGCGTTTTGAACGTAACTATGTTGACTTAACAGCTAAAAACGTTCGTCAAGGTGGCGTAGATGCTGGCGCTCCAATGGCAGCTTACTACCCACATCGTTGGGTTACTGATTCAGGTAACCAAGCAGATGGTTCAGGAAGCTTTGGACGTCACGCACAGCGTAAGAGTGTTGTACAAGCACTACAAGCAACTGTTAACAGTAACCAAGATATCCGTGACGAAGAAAGTCGTCAGTTTAACTTAATTGCAGCTCCAGGTTACCCAGAGCTAATTGGTGAAATGATCACACTAAACTATGATAGACGCTTAACAGCATTTGTTATTGGTGACACACCATTACGTTTAACACCAGATGCAACTTCATTGAATGAATGGGCAACTAACGTTAAACTAGCACTAGAAGATAACGACAATGGTGCAGTTAGCTTTGACGAGTACATGGCTATGTATTATGGCGCAGGCTTTACAAGTGATAATGCAGGTAATAACATTGTTGTTCCAGCATCACACATGGCATTACGTACTATTATACTAAACGACCAAGTTGCGTTTCCCTGGTTTGCTCCAGCAGGTACAAGACGTGGTGGCGTAAGCAATGCTACAAGTTCAGGTTACATTAATAGCGAAGGCGAATTTGTTTCAGTAGCACTAAACACTGGACAGCGCGATACATTGTACAGCAACAGCATAAACCCAATCACATTTATTAGTGGTGCAGGACTTGTTGTATTTGGACAGAAGACTCGTGCAAGAAATGCAAGTGCATTGGATCGTGTAAACGTAGCACGTCTAACTGTTTACTTACGTGGACAGCTAGAGCTGTTGGCAAAACCATACTTGTTTGAGCCAAATGACAAGATCACACGTGATCAAGTTAAAGCAGCAGCAGATGCACTGTTACTAGAACTAGTAGCACTAAGAGCACTTTATGACTTCTTAGTAGTGTGTGATGAATCAAACAACACACCTGCAAGAATTGATAGAAATGAGCTATACTTAGACATTGCTATTGAGCCAGTAAAAGCAATTGAATTTATTTACATTCCGTTGCGTATTAAGAACACAGGCGAAATTGCAGCACTAGGATAATATGCGCACATAATGAGTGGAGTTTTACCTCCACTCATTGAGGCATAAATACTGTATAGGAGAACATAATGCCAATCACAACTTTACAAAATATTAGTGTACCTACTGAAGGCGCTGGAAGTAACTCATCATTATTGATGCCTAAACTACAGTATCGCTTTAGAGTATTACTAGATAATTTTGGTACTACTGGTGGACCAGATGGTACAAGAGAAATTTCAAGACAAGTAGTGGACGTAACTCGTCCAAACGTAAGTTTTGAAAAAATGACAATTGAAGCTTACAACAGCAAAACATATCTTGCAGGTAAGCATACATGGGAACCAATTACACTTACACTACGCGAAGATGCAAACAACAACGTACAAAAAGTTGTCGGTCAGCAGCTACAAAAGCAGTTCGATTTCTTCGAGCAGTCAAGTGCAGTATCAAGTGGCTCATACAAATTCCAAACTAGCATCGAAATACTAGA